GGCAAATATGGTGTATTGGATTTGGGTAATATTGTCAGAGCCACATTAGAATCTGGCAGCGTTGTAGACAATCTCGATGTATTTGCCTTTGACACAACAGAGCAAATGGGTAGTGATCAGTTTTGGACTGAATACGATGTAAGGTATGGTGAGGTGAGTGGTGGTGTTACAACTACAAATATAGCGTCTGGCACATATCGAGTTTATAACAATTACAGCCGCAATTCTTGGGATCGAAAAGCATCTGATTTATTAAGTGCAATGATTCTTAGCAATAGACCGACAGATTCATATTGGTATGCCGGTGAGCCTGTGGTGTTATCTGTTTTCCTTCCTTCAGGTCAAACGTATGCAAGACAGGAAAAGTATAATGGATCGGTGCAAAATGAATATACGCATACTGGCAATGGCAATGCCTTTGTATTCGGTTGGACGCCTGCAAATGATGACATTACCTTTCAATTATCTGGCAGCGTTTCAGGTGTTATAGGTACGCGAAACATTAAAAAGAGGTGTGCGAAATACGATACGCATACACTTGTTTTTCTAAATGCTTTTGGTGCTTTTGATTCATATACTTTCATACATGGAAAGCTATTTAATGACAATGAGAAAAAGAGATTCGAGCAAATGAGATGGTCTTTGTCAGGTGGTCAAATGGTTGACAAAGTAGGTTATGCTTACAATGAAGGATCAAAGGTTTACGCTGGCAGCTATAAAGAAAAGATGCAGTTAACAACTGATATTTTAAGCACAGGTGAATATGACTGGTTATCTGAATTGATTAACAGCCCACTTGTTTATTTACTTAATTCAACTACTCAGGATTTTTACCCTGTAATTATAACCGATACAAACTATGAGTTTAAAGATGATCGAATAAATAAAACAGATACTTTGACGGTAAATATTGAATTTTCAGTAGATAACAACGTTCAATTCAGATAATATGTATGAACTGTTCATAGAAGGGCAAAGGGCTGATATTAACGATCAGATCAGCGTGCAGCTTACATTCGCTATTGATGATGTGGCGAACTTTGCTTCACGTGAAACGACATTTAGCAAACAGATAGTTTTACCCGGTACCGGAAACAATAATACCATATTCGGACATATTGCGGAGATGGGTAGCAACAATCCGTATTCACCTGGGCAGCCTAACATTGGTGCTGCTTTCAATGTAGCGCAAACAAGCAGAGCGGAATTAAGATTAAATGGTTTGTTAATACTTAGGGGTGTTTTTAGATTGACGGGTATAATAAAGGAAGGAGAAATGCTTGAATATGAAGGTGCTTTGTTCGGTGAGCTTTCCGGGTTAATGGCTGAGATCAGTAATAAGAAATTGGAGGATATAGATTTTAGTGATTACGATCATGTTTGGAATCATACTAATATTTCGGATAGTTGGGATGCGGAAAAGGGTAGCGGTTACTTTTATCCTCTTATTGATTATGGATTATATCGAGAAACTGAGATAGTAGCAAATTTAGGGGATTACGACATGGGTACTTTTCGTCCTGCATTTTATGTGAAGGAATATATTGATAAAATGTTTGCAGCGGCTGGATATAGTTATTCATCCACTTTTTTTAATACCGATTATTTTAAGTCTTTAATCATCCCGCACAACGCAAAGGAGTTAACGAATAACAATCCTATTGCTTTGAATAGGGATGCAGATGAAACATTTACAGCTTCAGCACGTACATATCAGATTACTTTTAATACAGGTGATATAGGTTTATTTACCACATCAGATAGCAAAACGTTTACATTAGGTGGCTCTGTTGCTATCAATGCAAATATAACGGCTCAAATAGACATTTCTAATTACAATGGTTTTGTCAATGATGCACGTTTGCAAATACGAAAAGGAACCACTACTTTAAAAGAAATAACTATTGGTGCCGTAGGATCGCACATCGTTTCTATTGAGAATGTTTCTTTGTCTGTTGGCGATACTATTAGCATCAGATTTGCAGACCTTACTATAGGTGCTGACATTGAATATACCGGCAATGTACTTGTAATAACAACAACTCCAATTACCGTACCTGCTCAAATAGGATCACAGCTATATGTTAATGATAGTATTCCTAAGGGTATATTTCAAAAAGACTTTTTAGCTTCAATAATCAAAATGTTTAATCTTTATGTTTATGAGGATAAAGAGAATGAAAAGAAGTTGAATATTGAACCATATATTGATTTTATGAGTGCTACAGATGTCGATTGGACTTATAAGGTAGCAAGAGATAAAAGTTGGCAGATAGTACCTATGGGCAATTTGAATGCAAGAATATTTGAATATAAATACAAAGATGATTCCGATTATTATAATGAAAGCTATCGGAAAAAATTTAATCAGAATTACGGCGATAGGCAATTTGATACTGGTTTTCAGTTTTCAAACGACAAACAAACAACAGAGATAATCTTTGCATCTTCGCCATTGATTCAATACGATAGCTCTGACAAATACGTGGTTCCTGTTTACAAAAAGTCTAATGAGTTATCTGCTGAAGATAGGATGGATTCAAACATTAGGATTTTATTCAGCAAAAAACTTTCATGTGATAGTTACAATATTACAGGCGGGGAAACACCATACGCAAAAACTGCTTATGGCTATGCAGGTCATTTAGACGATCCGATCAATCCTACTCAAGATTTGAATTTTGGCGCACCTTCAGAGGTTTACTTTACAGTAAGCACATACCCTTCAAATAATCTATTTAATAGGTTTTGGAGCAATTACATTGCTGAAATAGCTATGATGTGACGAATAATGAATTGGTAAAAGTTGAACTTTTAAAAATAATTGATAATGGCTAATACGGTTATTGGGGCAAGTGTACAGGTAGATTTTAAGTCGGTTGGTAATATGCGAAAAGCTTTGAAAGAAGCTAATCAGGAACTAATTGCCATGCAGGATAAATTTGGTGATGCATCTGATCAGGCATTTGCGGCGGCAAAAAAAGTAGCTGAATTAAAAGACAAAATACAAGATGCAAGGGAGACGGCTGATTTATTTGACCCCGGTAAAAAGTTTCAGGCATTTGTTGATGTTGGCGCAACTATAGCAGCTGGTTTTAGTGCGGTGCAAGGCGCAATGGCATTAGTAGGTACAGAAAGTGAGGACGTACAAAGGGCTCTTTTAAAAGTACAGGGCGCAATGGCATTTGCTCAAGGTTTAGGGCAATTAAGGCAATTCGGTGAATCTTGGGATAGGATGATAGGTATTGTGAAAAAAGCAACAGCAGGTGTAAGTGCATTCGGCAAAGCTCTTATGGCTACTGGTATTGGGTTATTTATTGCCGCTATAGGAACTCTTGTCGCTTATTGGGATGATTTAAAAGATGCTATTTCAGGAACAAGTGAAATGGCGAAGGCGTATGCTGAAGCACAAAAAGAGGTTACAAAAGCCGTTACGGATGCAAGGACTAAATTAACGGAGGTAACGACTGCTTTTAAATTAGCAAAAGAAGGTAAAATTTCAGCAAGTGAAGCACTTGAAATTTATAATGAAAACTTAGGAGATACCTTAGGCAAAACAACCGATTTAAGTGATGCTGAAGCTACAGTTGCTAATAATACAAAGGCATATTTAAAAGCTATTGAATTAAGAACAAAAGCACAGGTTTTTTATGCAAAAGCGGCTGAAGCGGCTGTAAAAGCTCAATCAGGTGAAGAGGTGGAGGCTTCATTTACTCAATCAGTTGAAAACTTCTTTACTACATGGGGCGTCTTGGGTGCTGTCACCGGTGATATTTTTGAGGCACAGGAAAAGTCAAGACAGGAAAATATAAATAAGTTTTTGGAAATGGAGGGGCAATTAACTGAGGAAGCGAATAAGCTTGTTGCGCAGGCTATTGAAGCAGAATCAGAATTGAATGTAGTAAAAGAAAAAAATAATAAAAAATATGAGCAAGAGGAAAAAAGAAGAAGTGAAGAGGAAAAAAGAAGAAGTGATTTACAGAAAAAGTTGAATGATGATCAAATAAAAAGAACTGAGGAACTTAATAAGGCAATAGAAACACAATTTGAAGTAACTGAAAGTTTATTATCTTTTAACCTTTCTGCTAAAGATAAAGAGATACTTGAATTAGGTAAAAAATATAATGAGCAAAAGAAAATACTTGAAAAAGGAGGACAAAGCACTGTTGCACTAACTGCATTATTTGAAAAACAAAAGCAAGAGATAATTGACAAATATGCAAAAGAAGAAAGGGAAAAAGAAAAACAATTTTTAGAAGATCTTAATAAATTAAATGAGGAAATAACCATTGCCGGTATAACTGATTTAAGAGAAAAAGAAAGAGCTGAATTAGCTATTTCATATTCTGAAAAATTAGCAGAATTAGAAAAAAATGAAAAATATAACGAAGATCAAAAAGCAAAATTAAGAGCTGCTTTACTGATCAAACAAAAAATAGATGAAGATGCTTTAACTGAAAAATTCAGGCAAGAGGACTTACAAAAAAGAGCATGAAAGTGAAGATGAAAGAAAAAATTATATTCAAAACATCAATAATCAGATTGATGCAATAAATAAACAAAGCCATGATAAAAAAATTGCAGATCTTAATCAATTACTTGATTTAACATTAGGTGTATTGTCAACACTAAGGCAGGCTAATGATACTGATCTAAATACAAAAAAACAGCAATATGATCGGGATCAAAAAAACTTGCAACAAATGCTCAATAATAAACAAATATCTGAAGAGCAATATGCTGCAAAAAGAAAACAACTGGACGAAGAGCAAAATGAAGTATTAAAAAAATCATTTAAAAGAAATCAGATTATAGCTATTGCTGAAGCGATAATGAATACAGCAAAAGGTGTTACAAATGCTTTGGGTAGTCTTCCTCCTCCTTTCAGTTTTATACAAGCCGCTGCAACTGCTTTGTTAGGTGGTTTACAAGTTAATATGATTAGGAAACAAAAGCCTGATTTAATCGAATCTGGACGTATTCCGATAAGTGGCGGCGCTGGTGGTGCTGCACCTATGACACCTGCATTATCTGCAGCCGTACAGGGACAGGCTTTAAACGCTGAGGCAATAAACAACTTAAGCAATCAGGCTGTAAGAGCATACGTAATGAATTCAGATATTCAAAACAATAATCAAAGAAACGCATATTTGCAGCGAAATGCAAGATTAGGATAATATGGAAAAGTTACCACTATTCAAATTGACAATAAAAGAAGACGAAAATTCAATTCAGGAAGTTAACGCGGTAGCGTTGGTTGACATACCGGCAATAGGTGAAAACTTCTTTGCATTTGAAAAACAGATATTTGTTGAGCCGAAAGCAGACGAATCAGAAGAGGAGTTTATACCACGCTGCATTTCGTATATGATAGGTGAAGGCAAAGAGCAGGATCAAGCGGCTGCTATCTGTTACAGCAAATGGAGTTCTCGAAATGAGAACTTTCAGGAAAGCTACAGCGATTATCCAAAAGAAGCAAGTGAGAACGCAAAGGTTGCTTTAAGATGGGCCGAAGAAAATGGGTGGGGTGAATGTGGCACGCCTGTAGGCAAGGCAAGGGCGAATCAATTAGCAAAAGGTGAAGCCATAACGCGCGATACTATAGCACGTATGGCAGCTTTTGAAAGGCACCGGCAAAACAGTCAAAAGGAATTAGGGGACGGTTGCGGTAGGCTTATGTGGTTAGCGTGGGGCGGTGATGCTGGCATAGAGTGGGCGCAAAGGAAACTTGAGCAGATAGATCGTCAAAAGATGCATGCTTTTTCTGTAGTCAATAATGAAGAACGTATTGTAGTCGGCCCTGCAATGATCCCTGATATGCCTATTTACAGAAGAGACGAAACAGGCGAATATTATGTTTTCTTTGACAAAAAGACTATTGAAACAATCGCTTTAAAATTTTATGCAAAAGGGTTTCAGCAAAGCGCAAACGAAATGCATACAAAGCCTGTAGAAGGAATTACATTCTTTATGTCTTGGATAGCAGATGAAAGTAAAGGCATTCCGAAAATGAAGCAATTTGAAGACCTACCAGATGGCACATGGTTTTTGGGTGCAAAGGTTATGAATGATGAAACTTGGTCTAAGGTTAAGGATGGCACGTTCAAAGGCTTCAGCGTTGAAGGTATGTTCGATATGACAGAGGTAAAAATGAGAATGAAAGAAGAAGAGATAATTGAAAAGCTAAGAGATTTGTTAAGAGATTTTTAATTCGGTTTTTGTGTTTGATTTAGGTTTACAACTCCCCTGCCTGTTTTTACGGGCGGGGTTTTTTATTCGTATTTATGTTTATGAAAATCCTAACACTAACACAAAAATTCAGCGGCTGTGGATATCACAGGCTTATGATTCCGATCTCTTTAATGGAAAAAGAATACGGCAGAATTACCGATTCAATGACAGAAGATCAATGGGATGAAAACAATTACGACATTGTTTTTATTAATCGCATCTGGGAACTTGAAAACCTAATTGAAAGACGTAAACAGAAAGGTTTTAAATTAGTTGTGGATGTAGATGATTATTGGATTCTTTCTCATGATCATTTGATGTACGAAGGGTATAATGCCTCAAATTTTGCGGCTAAGTTAATTCACCACATGAGGGAGGCTGATCTTGTTACTTGTACTCATGAAAGGCTTGCAGACGCTATTTACCAACACAATAAGAATGTTGAAATATTACCGAATGCCATACCTTATGGGCAGGCACAATTCAATGGTGAAAGGGTTATAACAGATTCGGTAAAATTGTTTTGGGCAGGTGGGATAACACACGAACAGGATTTAAAATTATTACAAGCACCATTAAAAAAGTTGTCAGGTAACATCCAAATGGTAATGGGTGGCTTTGCAGATTCTAACGATACGGAGCGTTATTACTGGCATCGTATGGCTAATTATTTCACATCTGATCAGACTTTGCCGCACATGTTAATTCGTGGCATGGATGTGTTTAATTACTACGAAATGTTCAAACATTCGGACATTATGTTAGTGCCTTTGGTGAAAAATAATTTTAACGGATTTAAGTCAAATATTAAACTTTTGGAGGCGGCTGGTAAGGCTATTCCTGTCATTGTTTCTCATGTCGATCCTTACTTAGGTTTTCCTGAAGATGTCGTAAAATATGTCAAAAAAAGCAGTGATTGGATTCGATATATTAACGATTTGGTCAACGATAAAGATATGCGCGATGAACTTGGAGTTTTATTGCATACATACTGCGCTAAGTATTTCAATTTCAATGAGATAAACAAAAAAAGAAAATCAGCTTTTTTAAAATTATTGAATTGACTAAAATAGGGGGGCTAATAGGGAGGCTATTAGGGAGGGCAATGGGGAGGCTTATGCAAAGAAAAGGAAAGGAAAGTAAATAAAGTAAAGAAATAAAGTAAAGTATAGTATGCGTTTTCACGCATCTCAATTCAGTTTAATTTTTTTTTAGTTTGTACGGTCAATGTACGTACAAAAAAACGTACATAAAAACTACTTTTTGCTTTTACAAAATGCCGCTTTTTCATTGGTAAATGTCTAGTTTTTTTCGGTTTAGGTATATATGTGCATGATGAATCCCATTGAACTTTTAGCACAGGTTAAAAAACTTGTTTTTCAAGAAGAGACAGCAGCCGCTCCAGGTTACACTTTGGCAGACGGAACTAAAATCATGATTTCAGCCTTAGAGGTTGGCGGAATCGTTACACTCGAAGACGGCTCACCCGCACCGGCAGGATCACACACTTTAGCAGACGGTACTGAAATCGTACTTTCCGAAGGTGGTGTAATCGCTGAAATCAAACCAAAAGAAGTTGAAGCCCCTGAGGTTAGTGTTGAGATTGAAAGCGGAAAGGATATGGAAAAGAAAGACGAAGAAGAGAAAGCAAAAATGGCTGCAAAGTTTGCGGAGATTGAAAACAGAATTGCAGCAAGTGAGCAAAGTTTTTCTGCTTTACAATCTGATTACGAAGGTTTAAAAGCTGCATTCGGTAAGCAAAGCGAAGCAATGCAAGGATTGATTCAGCTTGTAGATACTTTGGTTAACGTACCTTCTCAAGCACCGGCTGAAGTTCCCAACAACTTTAAAAAAGTTAGCATTGAAAGCAAAGCTGACAAAATAAAATCTTATTCACAATTCGTTTCACAATTTAAAAACAAATAAAGATGGCGTTTTTGGTTACAGGCCTTACGGCTTACACAGAACAAAATGAGCAACAGCTCGTTAGTGCTTCGCTGTTTGAGGCACGTACTCAACAGCTTTCCTGCGGTTTTCAGTCAAGTGGTACAACTGAGTTCACTCAGCGCACTTTGACTGTAGGTAAAATCAAAGTTCAGGAAACTTTATGTCCGAAAGACCTCGAAACTGTTTACCTCCAAAAGGCATTACCTGCAGGTGGCAATTACGATACAATAGCATTTGCCGCTGAATACACAGGTCGCAAAGCTGGTAAGATCGCTGAGGCTTTGGAAACAGCTATTTGGACTGCAACAGGTTCTGGATATGGTGGCACAAACGGACTTTTAAATAAGTTCAAAGGTATTCGTCAACACATCGCAGACGCTGGCACATCTGTAAATGCAAACGTTACAGGATTCTACGGAACAGGCGCACCTATCACAGGTATTGACACAATGGAAAAAGCACAGAAAGCTGTTCTTGCAGTTATCAATGCTCTTCCTGCTGCTGTGAAAGGAAAGTCTGATGTTCGCATTTTCTGCGGTTGGGATGTTTACACTCTTCTCATTCAGAAGTATGTTGATCTTAATTTGTTCCATTACAATCCAGGTTCTACAAATAATGCTGCTGATTCTGAGTTCCTTGTTCCTGGTACTTCTTATAAAGTAGTTCCTGTTCATGGTTTGAATGCTACTAACGACATATATGCAATGAGAATGTCAAATGTATTTTTAGGAACCGATATCGAAGGGGAAGAATCTCGTTTTGAAATGTGGTACAGTCAGGATGATCGCAATGTGAAATATAGCACTTCTCTGAAAATTGGTGTGCAGCTCGCTTTTCCTGATGAAGTTGTACGTTTCGAAGCGTAATTAATTAATCACAGGGAGGGGTAAAACTCTCCCTTCTTAAAACAATATATCATGCCTTGTGCTTTGACCTCCGGATATACACTTGACTGTAAAGACAGCGCAGGTGGTATTACCGAAGTTTATTTTATAGAAAAAGGGAATGTTTCATCTATTGCTGCAAATGCTTCCGGCGTAGTTACAGGAATCACAAAAGCAAGTGGTAAGCGTTTCTGGAAATATGAACTGCCAAAAGAAACAGGTAATTTCACACACAACCCTCAAGTTTCAACCGAAAACGGAACATTGTTCTTTGAGCAAAACTTGACTATTGTAGTGAATAAACTTTCTGCGGCTGTAAATACAGAGCTTAAATTGTTAGCTCAAAATATTCTGATTGCTGTGGTAAAAGATAACAACAATAAATTCTGGATGCTCGGAAAGGAAAGAGGTTTAGACATGGGTGCATCTGAAAGCGGAAGCGGAACAGCCTTCGGAGATCGTTCAGGTTACACTTTGAATTTCATGGGTAAAGAGCCTGATCTTCTTTATGAAGTAAATAGTTCTGTAGCTTCAGCACTTGAAACAGCCGGTTGATAATTAGTGAAGAATAGGTAAAGCGCCTGCCTGCATTTAGGCGGGCGTTTTTTGTTAATAGGTATTTATAAAAGGAATGATAAAGCTCACAAAAGGAAATACTGAAACTTTGAAGCAGGCAAGCTCTTCAAATACGAATGAAGCGAATGCAGGTGCGGTTGTTGAAACTGGTTTAATGTTTCTTTCAGACGGTCAGGATGTGACCACTACTAAATATAATAACCCAACAAGTTACAAAGTATATGATGCAGAATAGAGTATCTTTTATAAAGTTTGCCGATGTGAAAGTGCCTGTAATGAAAGAGGTGCCAAACAAAGGATGGGTGCTATTCGGTGAAGATAATAAGTTCCCGAATATGCTGCTTAATATGTTTAACAAAAGCAGTAAGCATAACGGTATTGTTTTGGGAAAGGTAAATTACATTGTTGGTAAAGGCTTTGACAATGTCACAAAAGCGAATGCTTATGAAAATTCAAATGAGATATTAAAAAAACTTAGTTTAGATATTGAGGTTTTTGGAGGGTGTTATATTGAGGTGCAATACAATGAACTCGGTAAAATAGGTGCTTATTATCATGTACCTTATCACAAAGTAAGAAGCAATAAAGATAATACACAGTTTTTTGTAAAGGACTGGGAGAGCTACAAAAAGAATGATGAACCAAAAGTATTTTTAGCTTACAATCCTAACCAGGATGTGAAGATGCTTAGAAATCAGACGCAGATTTTATACTACAAAGAATATAGACCGGGTGTTGAGACTTACAGCTATCCTGGATATATGGGTGCTTTGAATGCGATACAAACGGATATTGAAATAAGCAAATACCATTTGTCAACTATTACAAACGGGATGTTTGCTTCAAAGATGATAAGCTTTTTTGAAGGCATACCAAGTGAGGAAGAGAAAAGAGAAATTGAGAAAGGATTTAAAAGCAAGTTTACAGGTAGTGAGAATGCCGGCAATATCGTTTTGAATTTCGGTAAAGATCCTGCAAAGCGTCCGCAATTAGATGACCTTAGCAGTACTGAATTAGATAAGCATTTTGACATACTTGCAAAGAGTATTCAACAGGAATTGTTTTCCGGTCACCAGGTTGTCAGTCCGATGTTATTCGGTGTACGTGTTGAGGGGCAATTAGGCGGGCGTAGTGAGATTCGTGAGGCTTATGAGATATTTAAGGCTACGTATGCAAATGACAAGCAGCAAGCCTTAGAATTGCTTTTTAAAGAGATCACAGGCATTGATTCAAAGATTATTCCTGTTGAACCGATAGGCTTTGAATTTAGTGAGGCTACCTTATTACAGATTGCACCTAAAAAGTGGTTACTTGAAAAGATCGGTATTGATCCTAACCAATATCCTGAAAGCCTGCCAACAGAGGCTATTCCTTCACAGGCTTCTGCTGAAGTGAAAGCAGTTAATGAGAATCTGAAGAACTTAACAGGCCGCCAATGGCAAAGCCTAACACGTATTATACGCAAATTTGAGAAAGGGGAGATCAGTCAGGAACAGGCTAAATTACTTTTAAAAAGTAGCTTAGGGTTGAATGATGAAGAAGTGAATACGATGCTTTCTATTGATAACGCAATGGAATTTAGCGCACAGGAAAAGGATGAACTTTTACTTGCTGAATTTGCAAAGTACGGGGTGAAAAAATCTGATTACCTTATAGTAAAGACATTGCCGGCTAAATTTACATCTCAAGAATTTAACGAAGTGAACCAGCTTGAGGCAAACGTTTTGGATCTGCTTAGAAAAGATAAAAGGATAACACCTGAAATTATTGCCGAAACATTAGATATCGAGGTTGACAGCGCAAAGCAAATAATCAAAAGGCTAACAGAAGAAGGGAGGATAAAGATTAAAGTTGTGAAGGTAGGTATTGATGAAGTGATAGAGCGCACACTTACTGAGCCATTAGCAAAGCAAACAGATATTAGACCTGAAACATTGAACTTTAAGATATTTTATGAATACACTTGGAAGCCTGGTTTCTCCGATGCTGACAAAGATACAAGGCGCAATTTCTGCGCTCGTTTACAAGATTTAGATAAGTTATGGTCACGTGCTGAAATTGAAACTATGAGCCGTAGAATGGGTTACAGCGTATGGGATCGTAAAGGCGGATGGTACACAGAGCCGGACGGGTTTCGCTCAAAGGAATGTAGACATCAATGGGTACGTCAAATTGTAATGAAAAAAAAGTAATAAATGAGAGATATCCTTTTTATCAGTCCTGAAAATATTTATGAGCGTTCGCCTGTTCATAAAAACATAGATAGTAAAATGATCGTTTCTGAAATAAAGACTGTTCAGGAAATGCAGTTGCTTCCTGTTTTGGGAACAGCTCTTTATGAAAGGTTGCAGGACGGAATAGATGATAATGATCTAACGGCGGACGAAGAGACATTGCTTAAAGATTATATTCGAGATGCAATGATTCATTATACTATTTCAGAGCTTGCAGATGGGTTGTCATATCAGATTTGGAATAAGGGACTTACAAGAAAAACAACTGAAAATAGCGAAGCGGTAAGCTCTTCAGAAATTGACGATTACAAAGCAAAATATAAAAATAGGGCTGAATGGTATCTGGAAAGACTGATTAATTACCTTATTGAAGAAGCAGGAACAGGATCAAAGTTTCAAGAATATATTAATCCTGGCAGCCGGGTAGATACTTTTGTCCCGAAGCGTTCAGCTTATGAAATTGGTATTTATTTGGGTAAAACTGCGATGCCAAAAGAGGACGTTCCGAAATGGTATCGCTATGAATTCTTATCCTGTTGCCAATGAGTTATACAAAGAAAACCGAAAAGCTTTTAAAAGCATATTTAAAAAAACATGAGTCCAACACTCAATCAAATAATAAAAAAGCTCATAACGATCGCAGCCGCTCACAAACAAGTGAGAACGGCAAAGCACGTAAAAGCTGAAGACTTTGTAGTTTTTGATTACAAAGATGTGGATTATCCTGCTGTTTGGTACACTTTGAATACAAGTGCAATAAACGGGAAGGAAAAGACTTACAGCATCATTGTGACTATTGCCGACATTCATCACGTTGAGAATATGGATGAACTTGAAATGCAAAGCGATTGTGAGTTAATTGCTCATGATCTTTTGGCACAGGTAGGATGGGATAAGCACGAATGGACAATGCAGCGAAATACTAATTTTGAATATTTCAGACAAGGTCAAGAGGATGTGCTTGCAGGTGTTACTTTTCAGATAGATCTGAAAGTGCCAATAATTTACGATAATTGTCAGGTACCAACTGATTATATTTTACCTGAAAGTGATTTTATTATAGTTCAGGATTATCTTGTTAAGCGTACTAATAAAATTATAGATTTTATTGTTGGGCCAACGGCACCAATGCAACAAGGTTCGACACAATATCAGAATAATATGCTTGAGGTTCCGCCTTTAGTATTTATAGACGGATTGATATTAACTTATCAAATAAGAAGTGATAGAAGATATGTTTCTCATAACGCAACAACAAAAACAATAACAATAAACGGAGGGGTAAATGAAGGCGAAAATGTACAGATATATTTATAGTTTTATTTTAATATTTATTTGTTTGACTGGTAAGTCTCAAACAACAGATGGTGTTCTTTACACAAACTTTAATAATTATTATAAATGGCGTGGCGGTGCTTTTGATTCTACTTTATTGCTTCCTACTATTGCTGCTTCGATTGGTCGCAGGCCGGGAGCGTTACGTTACAATACAACAGATAGTTCGGTGTATTCGTGGACTGGTACGCAATGGCAAAAGATAGGTCAATCGACTGCAAGCGACACTGCAACGGTGGTCAAAGCGTATGTAACAAACGCTGAAGCGGTTACGATTACAAAAGGGCAGGTGGTTTATATCTTTGGCGCAAGCGGTGACAGGGCAAGCGTAAAATTAGCAAAGAATACAAGCGACACATTCAGCTCAAAGACTTTAGGTATTGTAAGAGAAAATATCGCATCGGGTGCGGCGGGATGGATTACAACACAGGGGCAGGTTAGCGGAATAAATTTAGGTGCATATACGGCAGGGGATATTTTATGGCTCGATAGTATTCCGGGTGGGTTTACTAAGACAAAGCCTCAAGCACCTTACCACGCGGTATTTGTTGGCGTAGTAGAGCGTGCAAATGCAGGGAACGGCTTAATTTATGTAAAGCCACAAAATGGAGTTGAATTAGACGAGCTTCACGACGTAAGAATTACAAGCGTGGCGAATAATGACATTATAAGATACAATTCATCATTAGGCTATTGGGAAAATAAAAGCATAACAAATACATTAGGTTACACCCCTTTAAATGTTACTGATACTTCGGCAATGCTTTCGCCTTATTTAAGATCTAATTCTGCAGGTGTTAGATGGGCAGGGAACGATAGCACATTCTCATATCAAATGGCAAGAAATGGAAAGCACGTTAACGGTGATTTTGATTTTTTAGCGTCTGCAAATATATTAGGGGGCAATGGCGATGCTATTAACTTTTTTGCAACTATTGGAGCATCTGCCGGTACTTTTACTGCCTTAAATTCAAGTGGTATTAACGGTGTAACATTAAGCACATCGAATTCATCCACAGGTCAGGCGAATATTGGATATGGTTACACTACAACTTTAAAGCCGTTTTCTTTTGCAACCACAGACCCTGCATTAAGTACGTATAGGGTTAAATTAAATAACCTAAATGATGGCACAGATAGGTTCTTTATTCAGATTGGATTTATAGATGCTTTCGGTACAAATATAGCAAATGGGTATTATTTCACGTATGATTTGTCAGGTACACAAACAGGATCTGCAACATCTGCTAACTGGCAATGTGTTACGGCTAACGGCTCAACAAGAACATGGACAACTACAAGCACAGCAGTTGCAACCGGATCATGGGCTACATTTGCAATAAGAGTTACTACAAGCAAAGTAATATTTTATATAAATAATTCAATAGTAGCCGAACATACAACGAATATAACTACAAATAATACTGCAATGAGTACGAGAATAATAAAAACAAACGGTACAAATGCACGTACTATGGATGTGGACTATATTACATTTGATCAATGGTATTCAACACTAAGATAATATGATAACAAAATACAAAATAACAAAAGACGGTGTAACTATTGAATTTTTAACATTCAATGATGCGCAAAGTTTTATTCTTGCAAATCCTAGTTGGACAGGTGTAGCGATTATAGAATTTCAGGAAGAAATACCAACTCCCGAAATAATAGTTCCTTTTGAAGTACCTACGTGGCGTCTTCGTGCAATTCTTGCAATTAATAATCTTGAACAATCTGTAACAGATGCATTGGATCAGTTATCAGATCCACAAAAAACAATAGCAAAAAGAGCGTGGGATTTTGGTAGTAAAACTGAAAGAAGAAGCCCTACAGTTGAATTTATTAAAGGTGTTTTGAGTTTAACAGATTCAGAGGTTGACAATTTTTTTATACAAGCTGAAGCGATACAAATATGAGAGGGTTTATATTACTATTAATCGCTTTGATCCTATCGGTTATTTTGATTCCGGTAGGATTCGCATTTCAATTAATAGTAACTTCATCCAGATCGCTTAACAGCTATCTTTTCACCATTGCAAAGTCAATCGACCAGCTAGGTAATGTGATATGTGCTGAATTTTTCAACTATATTTTAATAAAAAGAAACGGCTATAACTTCGGTAATGAAGACGTGACAATCAGTCACGTTTTGGGTGTAAACAAAGAATTTAAAAATTTAACTTATACTGGCAAAGCATTAGCATGGTTATTAAATAAAATAGAAAAAGATCACTTAGAAAAAGCGATAGAATATGAGTGCAAAGATTGAGCCTTTAATGATGTCAATGCTTAGTATAATGGCATTGTTGACGAAAAATGACATTGTTTTCGTATTTACAATAACTGGTTATTCAGTTTGGATTTTACGAAATCTACCTGCAGCCATTAAAGTAATTAAATCAATTAAAAAGAAATAATATGCCTGAATGGTTGAAAAGACTTACAAAAGCAGATATAAGAAATAGCCTTGCGATCATTATTGTTTTGGGTTGTTTTGGTTTGATGTATTTATTGCAAGTGAAAGCAATACCAAAAGAAAATCATGACATTGTTAATATAGTAGCTGGTTTTATTTTTGGCGGTGCGTTAGCCGGTGTGGTAGGTTTTTATTTTGGTGCAACAAAAGCCGATAGTTCAAAAAAGAACGATAATGAATAATATCAAATTCAAACACATCATTTTTTTCGCTTTTTTGGTTGTATTATTTGCAGCTTGTAACACACCGAAAAAGCTTAACAAGGTAATGAATAAACTACCTGAAGCAGCCGCAAAAGAATGTGCTGTAAGGTTTCCAATAAAGGAAACTATTGATACGGTTATAGTGGTAGATTCGACCACTTTACAAGCATACGAAATGGAGTTTGTATATCTTTATTCAATGCTTGATAGTTTGTTAGGTAGTGATGTTAACGATTCGATAAAACGTGAAATAGTTACCGTGTTTCAGGAAAAGAAAGTACCTGTTATCAAATATAAGTACATTACAAAGACGGTTGAAAATACAGCGAAGTATCAAGTATTACTTGACAGCTGCAATAAAATTTCAAAATATAATTTGTCAAAAATTGACAAAATAACTAATGAAAAAGAGGACTTTAATAAAAAGTATAATGACGCTAAATATAACGCAGATAAATATAAAAAGGAACGTAACAAATCTTATTGGTGGATTTTGCTTCTTTTAATATTACTTTTTAGAAAACCATTAATAAGAGTTGCAAGTAAATTAATCACAAAATCATAAAATATGTTAGCACCATTTTCTCAAAGTTTTGATATGTTTATTGCACTTGTTTTCTGCTATCTTCCCCCATTTATTTGGTTTTATTTTGGTTACAAAGCATCAAAATCAGGTAGCCTTGTAAAAAAGCAAAAATCAGGATTTCCTACAGGTTATTACGAATATGTTGAATCAGATGAAAATGTTTCTTTTTGGAAAACTGGTCAATTTTATATAGGTATATTGTGGCTCTTTTTAGGTACATTGTTTTTTTGGGCGTTCCTATGGCCTGATCATTCGGACGTTTGGTTTGTCAAGTAATGACTTGTCAAAAATTGACAAAAAGTAAAGTTATATGCTGACTTTTATTTTGCCTGTAATATCTGCAATCATTTGTGCCGGAATTGAATATTTCCGCATCAAAGCGGCTCATGGCAAGGTGGATAATGTAAATAAATTTTGGTCTGTTAATATTGCTTTTGTCTTTTTCGGCTTATGCTTGGCTTTGTCGGTTGACTATTACGATTACATTCTTCCGCACCACGTTTTATTTTATGCTTTGTACTTTATCGGGTGCCGGGGTTTATTTTATGATGTGTGTTTAAACATATTTAGAGGCTTGCCATTCGATTATTTTTCAGACGATACAAACAGCTTTATAGATAATTTGAGCAGAAATTTAGGCGGTTTCTGGGCTTTACGTGCGGTTTCTCTTTTTACTTATTTAATTTTCGGCTATTTATGGCTATTGTCAACATTAAATATGATCTGAGTGATTCGGAGGATAGGATGGCTTTGCATCGTGCAATGTATAGCCTTGACATGGCAGCTTTCATATTTGAGGTGTTGTTGAATGGCAAAAAGCGGTGTGAATCTATTTACGGCGAAAATGCAACAATAGATGACGTTTGGCAGTATTTATGGGAGGTGTCCAAAAACAATAAAATAGATATCGATAACCTCATACAATGAATAAAGCAGACATTGCCAGAGAATATAGAAAAAAGCATGGCATGAATATGCCTACTAATCAGCTTGCTCGAATAATGTACGAAGAAAATAAAGAGGCTTTTAAAGATAAAGAAGACGCAAGGGAACGGCTCAGATATATTGAAGGGAAATCAGGAAAACTAAACAAAACTAAATTCATAGAAAAAAGCGATTTTTTTAAAGAAGAAAATAGGCCATATAATCCTTATAAACTTCCTGAATCAGATGAAAGTAAATATGAGCCGTTTATTTTAAAAGCAAAGCGTTTAGCGGTTCTTTCTGATATTCACGTTCCTTATCATTCTATCGAGGCCGTTACGGCTGCGCTTGATAAGATCAAAGAAGAGAAGCCGGATGCGATCCTTTTAAACGGAGATACGGTGGATTTTTACGGTCTTTCACGTTTCCAAAAAGATCCACGTAAAAGATCAGTAGCGCACGAACTACAGGCTTTAAATGAGTTTTTAGACGTATTGCAGCAATTCGAAGCAAAAATTATTTATAAGCTAGGCAATCACGATGAAAGATACGAACATTATTTGCAACATAAAGCTCCCGAACTTTTATCTATTCCAGAATTTAGATTTGAGAATCTGCTAAAGGCAAAGGAAAGGGGAATGGAAGTGATCGGCGAAAAGCGGATAATAAAGGCGAATAAGCTTAACATTATTCACGGTCACGAATACCCATCCGTTTTCAGTCCGGTAAACATTGCACGAGGTCTTTATATGAAAGGTAAAGTTTCAGCAATGCAGGGCCATAATCACCAAGTCTCGGAACATACAGAAACGGATATGAATGGTGAGATAGTTACAACGTGGTCGCTCGGTTGTTTGTGTGAGCTTAATCCTGCTTACATGCCTCTTAATCGCTGGGGACATGGTATGGCAATAGTAGACTTATCAGATAACGCAAAGGATTTTGAGGTTAGGAACTACCGAATCTATAAAGGTAAAGTCTTATGAGTGACGAAATACAAATACCTGAATTTCCAGAATATACAGGCTTTGAGTTGCTCGATATTATTAGCAATCAGCTTGAGGTAATTGCTACACTTGCCGAATTATCAGAAGCGCAATACCGTACCTATGATGACGAACTGGATGACGTAAACACAGTCAAAAGAAACACATTCAGGATAATATTTGCGGCACAAAGGAAACTACTTAAACACGTTAAAGAATATGAGCAACGAAATACTGATAAAGAAACTTGAGAATAAAATTCCTGTTTCCGTTTATAATCACTTAGCTAACAGCAAGAACCTTGCAAACATTACCAATAAAACAAGGCTTGCTCATTTCCTTGCTCAAGTTGCTCATGAAAGCGGAAATTTTAAATTAGTTTATGAGAATTTAAGATACTCCGCAAATGGCTTGAGAAAAACATTCCCGAAATATTTTACAACAGATACTATTGCAAATCAATATGCAATGCAGCCTGAGTTAATTGGAAACAGGGTATATGCTAACAGAATGGGGAACGGAAACGAAGCAAGCTGTGAAGGTTACTTATTTCGTGGTCGCGGTTATCTGCAATTAACAGGCAAAAGCAATTACCAATTATTTAGTCAATACGTAGGAGAAAACTTAGTTGATAGTCCAGATAAAGTTGCTACCAAGTACCCAATGGATTCAGCTCTGTGGTTTTTTGATAGGAATAAACTTTGGGAGCTTTGCGATTTAAGTACACCAGAATCAGTTGCAGCTGTAACACGAAGAATAAACGGAGGTTTTAACGGCCTTGCAGATAGACAGTCTAAATTCAAAGCCTTTATGTCTTTCCTTGCTTAATATTTCAGCTAACTTCATTTTGTAGTCAACTGGTTACAATTTGTAACCGACTAAATTTTAAAAGTTTACCGACAATCTTTTTAGCCTTAGTCATTCAGGTAGTCCGGCTTGAAGCCGTACCGTTGTGTATGCCTGAACCATTGGTAAACTTTATTTTAATTCATCGCAAAGTTTCCGAATTTAAGTGTATTTTTTTGCATAAAGTAACATTTTTTGTCAGTTATTTTCCATTATATCCTTTTAAGTATAATACTGAAATTTTATTTTACTTTATATCTTTTTAAATATAACCGACTGCTTCTTACGGGAAGCAGCCGGGTTTTGCCGAGTCTTCATTGATTGAAACTAACTTTTAATTTTAATCTAAACGGCAAAGATTTTATTAAACTAAATCAAATAATGTAGGAACTGATAATTTGTGCATCATTGCTTTTATGTAATAAATGCCATCGTTGAAATATTCGCTGTTCAATTCAACACTTACAGATTTTCTTTGCATTTCAATAGCTTTATAAGCTGTAGAAAATAAACCCCCGAAAGGATCATCTACAATTTCACCTTTCATAGTATATCTATTTATAAGCCTTTCAATGATATCAAATTGCAAAGGGCAAATGTGTTTTTCTTTTTTAGAGTGAACTTGGTGAGCATTTAAGGTATTCATTCTATTTACATCTGTCCATACTAAATCACTATTAGAATGTACTGGCAATGTCATAAATGTAGAGCTTCTTTGGTAAGCATGCGCATCTAATTGCCAAAGTGCTTTTTTATAATCTGATTTTTCTTTTTGCACAGGCTCATCTCCGTAGGCGTTATTCATTTCGGTAGGCGCTTTCCTAAATAATAAAACATATTCAGGTAAACCTACGCCCATCTTTGTAGCATCTTTACATTGTTCGCTCCATCCTAATCTATATGTTTGATTATTTTCAGCTACCACATCCGTAGTAACTGTTATTTTACCCATAAGATAAAACCCATGCTTCAAAAAATGCTGAACGGTTTGCCCGCTGAAATCTGAAATAGTAGTAAATGATGTGCCGTTTTGATAACTGTAGCGA